TTTTATATATTATCTTCTATACTCTTCTCTACTCTACTCTACTCTGTAACATCACTATAACGTAACAGTAACGTAACTAATAACGTTACCCATCAGGATCTAACCCAATAGATTTCATTGTTTCTTTATATTTCTTTTTAGATTTTTCTTCGGCTTTTCTATCTCTATATGCTTTTTGCCTAGCAGCGTTCATCTTTCTGTAACTATCTAATTGGGCGTATTTATCTTCCCAATCGTGTACGTAGTACCCAGATTTCTTTTTATCCACAAAACCTGCATCAACCATAACCTCTAGTAAAGATAATCCATCCCATACTAGATCAGCTGTTAATTCAGGATGTGGAATATGCCCTGCTTTTTTACCATACTCAAATGAATAAGCCCACAATCTAACTAAAGCTCCAAGTGCTTCCATTTGAGACAATCCATTCTGTTTTGCAAACAAAATTAGTTTTGGATTTCTAATAAAAGAAACATCTACTTGAATCCAAGACATCACTCCCCTTTATCATTCTCTGTTTGATTAAAGGTTACAAGATCCTGTATTTTATTCTTAACATTCTGCATATTATTAATGTTAATTTCAGTTTCTTTTATGCCCATTTTTGATATAGCTTCTGTGTAAAAAGCCTTTGCATTGACTTCATTATGATTTGTAGCTGCCATTGCAAATTCTTTTACATTGTTAAGAATATGCGTTTGAGACTTAGATAAGTCCTCAACCATATCTAGTTCTTCTAAATGCTCTACTTTTGTATCTATTGTGCTTTTAGAAGCCTTTTTAGGCATAGTTTGCTTTCTAGGTGCAATTCCCTCCATTTCCTCAAATAAAGGCTTTTCTGAGAAAAGAACACGTAAACACCTACCTCTAGCAACTGATTCCGCTTTCTCTAGTTTTTTATCTAATTTGATCTTTTCTGCACCATGACCTGTGCAAATTGGATCAGAATCTCCATTAAAGAAAGTTGCTTTAAACACAACTAAATCATCTATTTGATTAACAAGTTCTGTAACAAGTCTCCCCTCTGGATATTCCTCATTCATTCTTTTAATAAGATCATCTACTTTTACATAATCTTCTAAGAAATTAGCTGCCACTTTGTACCTCCTCTAGCTCTTTGCTGTAATATAACTCATCAGTAAACTTTTTTAATACTTTTACTGTTTCTCCTTTAGTTATTTGCCCTTTAGACAAAACACTAATTAACGCAAGTAATTTACGTATTAGATCTTCTCTAAAACCCATGATCAACCTCCTTTTTAAATAGATTTTCTGCTGTTAATATTTCTCCTCTATTGAGTCTTTTTTCCCAATTTAAGAGATTCTTTTTGTACCATCTCTTTTCATATAGGTAAAAAGCACCCATAACTATTGATAAAGCTATAGTTATTAATGCAAATAATGCCCATACAAAGATAAATGATTGTATCCATATTTCCATAATCAACCTCCTAAATAAAAGATTACTATAAATTTTAAAATTTGTCTTTAGTTTTGAAAAAATTTGTCAAACTTATAATTTATAATAGATCAATAAAATAAGCACTTTTTGGAACTCCCCCTTTGGTACGTGAGTAATCAACCTCCATAAGTGCAAAAAAAAAGAGGAACTTAAAAAAGTTCCTCTTTTTGTTTCATTATATGAATAAGAAACCGCAAAGTTCTATTGCTAGAATCCTTTAAGTTCCTCTTCTAACTCTAGCAGCTTTTCTTTATTTTTCTCAGCTAAATAGCTAATTAAATCAAATAATTCATAATAAAGAATAGTTAGGAGATTCCTAACATCAATTCTGAATTGTAACCAAGTTCTGGTCAAGCACCCTGCTCGTATGTAGCTTTTGGTTTATATTGTTCAAGTGCGTGTTGAATAACAGTAATAAAACCAGATAGAAATGAAACCCCTAAAAGCTCCATTAAATCTGCATCTATAATTCCTGTAGAATTTGCAAGATACAATGATATTGCTGATTGCATACCTGTTCTAAACGCCTTAGATAGCATAAATTTCCAATACGCTACCCATTTTTTATCTTTCATTTATTTCTCCTTAAAAAGGTTTATTACCTTTTAATAATAATGCTTCAAGAGATCTCATTTTAGCCTTTAAAGACTCAATCTCTTTTTCTAGTTCTTTTAATTTTTCTTCTATAGATCCTGTATTTATTGGATGATCTTTAGATTCATTGCTTAATTGTGGGCTTTTTACTTCTTTGATCCAATTACGTAAATAATCTCCACAACAAGCGGTAGCTTTAAAATCTGAATGTGGTTTTATTTCTCCGCCTATTTCTTGCCATAATTCTTTTATAGTGTTCAATGCTGCTTCTGATGGTGTATCTTCTGCTGCTCCAAGCCAACAAACTGAATAATAATGCTTATTACCATCATTTGTGCCTTGTGAAGCCGGTCTAGCTCCTTTACCTCTTCCAATGTATAAATTACCTGAATTACCTACTAAAAAGCTGTATCCAATATCGTTCCAACCTCTATCTACTTGATGAAACTTTTGTATGTTTCTTAATTGTTTAAATTCTTCATCTTCTGTATTGGGAGCTGCCATAGCTGTATAATGTACAGCAAGACCTTTAATATCTATATTCTTTGAATATCCTTTTTTAGGAGGATTAGCTCCCCAATCTTTTCTTGATATTTCTTTCATATTTACCTTATAACCCTAATATTACCCCATTTATCTTTTCCACCCAAAACCATTGTTAAAATACCTGAAGTTGAATTTCCTCCATAAACATTGTCAAACCATTCTGATCCAGAGTCTAAACTAGGTGCTGTAGCTATTAATCTATCTCCACCTGCATCAAAAACAGAAAATGTATGATAATGCCCCATTAAAAGAACATCTGTATCTGCTGCCATTGATCTAGCTAAAGATTGATTAGCTAACCAAGTTTTAGATTTAGCTTGATGATTAGATCCACCAACACGCATCTGATGTCCATGAACCAACGATAAAACCACGTTTGAAATTTCAAAAGTTAAAGTTAATTCATTTTCTGGCATAATAAAATCTATTTTATTTTTAAAAGCAGGAGATTCTTTAAAGATCTCAGCTAATTCTTCTCCAAGCATTACATCCCTGTTATCTCCAAAAGTTGTGTAGGCTTTACCATTCTTTCTATTTTCTCCATGATTTCCTCCACAAAACGCAACTAAACCTTTATCAAACATAGGTACAATCTCTTTAATCATTGTATAGATCATTCTTCTAGCTACTTTTTGCTGCTGACGATCATCTAATTCGGTAGTAAATTCTTGCATGGAATAAAAATTACTGCACCCCTCAACGATATCGCCTAATCCTGCAAACAAAACTTGATTAATAGGCTCAGTTTTTCTTAATGCTTTTATCTGTTCTTTAATTACAGGTATTGCTGCCATCCATTTTTCAATAGTTTCTTCTGTACCCTCTTTTCCGATCTGAAGATCAGAAATACAAATTACATAAGTTTTGCCTTTTTTTAACTTCTGTTTTTTATAAGGTTTTATCTTTTTAGTGCTATCTAATAGTTTTTTAAAGTCATCATCAGGCATTTGATTCTTAGAAGATACTATTTTTGCTTTAAAATAATATAATCTTTCTACGTTACCCTGCCCAATATTCATATCCCAAAATCTTATTTCCGCAGTTCCCTCAACAACTGAGTAATTATCAGCATCTTTGCCGAAATATGATTCAAGTTGATCTTTCCAATTAATTTGATTGGATTTTTGTGGAGATGAGACTATTTCTCCGGATTTTGTTTTTTCTGAGTAATAAACTGATGGCTCAAAACCTTTTGGATGTTGTCTTGCCTTTTTATGGTATGGATTGCGATCTTGTACTGTTTTTGCAAATTCTTCTAAATTATTTGATTCTACCATCTCTATAATCCTTAAAATATCGTCTTACTGTATTGTAATTAAGATGTGAAAATTGTTTGTAGTTATCAACTAAATATTGTGCTGCTACAGTATCTGAAATATAAGCATCTTTTGCTGCTTCAGCTACACCAATAAATAAGGATTTTGCTTCTGGATCTCTTAGGATCCATCTTTTTGAAGCATATTGCCCTGTTTTATATCCCTGTTTTTCAGAGTATTGTTCTAGTGATTCCAAATCAACCTCCTACATGAGTAGGATAGTCAAATTTTATGACAAATTATGATGGTTTTGGATTATCGTCTTTAACTTTTTTAACAGCTTTATACCAATTGCCGGTTTTATCGCCTTTTGAATCGGTCATATCGTGATATAACATATCAAGTTGATCCCCAATAGCAGCATAAGCATCTTGCCTAGCTCTAATATAACCATTATTTTGCTCATCTAATTTATACTGCGCTCTATCTTCAATAGCTTGATCGTACTCTGCTTTAGTAAACTCTCTTCTTTCATTGTTTACTTGTGCATATAACGGCTTTTCACTTTCTATTTCAGAAGCAGCTTCAGTTCTAAATTGTGCGATTGTTTTAATTGCCATAATATTTTTCCTTTCTTTATCTTAGCACTTATTTTTTAAGTCCATAAAGTTTAAATTCTCCACTAGCTATATTTCCACTAGACATTTTAAATTCCATTCCATCACTAGCACTAGCAACTGTATGAACTGCACCACCTTGTCTTCCTCTGAATAATCCACTAGAGCTTATTTGTGATGTTTCTTGCGTAATAAAAGAATATTCACTAGCATTTGGAAAATTAAATAACCACAAAACCATATTAGCTACTTCCTGCGTACCTGTACCAACATCATTTACTTTAAAACTATCAATTCCAATTTCTGCATTATTTCCAAAACTTGTATCTGTTCTTAATTGTTTTACTGCATAAGTATATGCGCTATCTGTTTGTGCAGTACCGCTTTTAGTTACTCTAAAAATTGGTGTTGCGCCATCTGTTATTGGTGCTAAATTATTTACATCAATCCTATAAACATTATATGTACTATCAATAGGATTTAAAATTACATTTGCTGTTGATGATGATATATTTACTTCTTCAATTAAAACTAAAGACCCTGCCATTATTTAACCCCATATACTGTGACTTTTATATTATCAAGTGTACCACTATCTCCAAAAAATTTTATACCTGTACAAGTTTCTGCTGATCTTAAAACACCTATTCCTTTTTTACCTCTACCACCTGTTCCTGTATCATAAAAAGATGAGTTCCAAGTACAAAAAGTATAGCTTGAACTAGCATAAGGATTATACATAACTATTTTTACACCAATACCATCGGAATAATTAGTAACATCATAACTAAAATCTCTAAAATGAGTTTGTGAAGTATTCTTACCTTCTGTAAAACTACTATCAGAGTGCATAGATAAGTAAGCCCAATCATAACTTGTATCTGTTATTTCGCTACCACCACTATCTAACAATGAAAACCTACTATCTGCTGTTCCTGATTGTTCAAAACTTGTAATATAAATTTCATATACGTTATAACTATCATTAAAGCAATCTGTTACTGATAATGAACTAACAGAACTTCCACTAGCTGATTTTATAAACTGTAAATTAGTTGCCATTCTTAATATTCCTTAATCCCATAAAATGAGATAGTGCCACTATCTGCATTTGATGCATTCTGTGGAAATAATCTAAAAGCATTATGAACTTCAGCAACAGGATAAACACCAATTCCTGAATATCCCTCATAATGACCATTAGCAGATATTACAGCAGCTGATCCCCAATGTACAAAGCTATATTTTGCACTATCTAAGAAATTGTAAAGATAGGCGTAACCATTACTAGCATAAGGTGCTGCCCCTGAATTTGGCGGAGTCATTTGTGTTATAGATGTTTCAGTTGTAGCATTTTGTGTTCCATTAGCCGCTTGATTATTATATTGATTAGCATAATTGTAAGATCCTGAAGATATAAAAGAACTACCACCATCATTTGATACTCTTAATGACAATGCACCATAATCACTTGCACTTGAAAAACTTTGAGTAGTTATAAAGTGAATTTTATAATCTCCTAAGTTTGTAAAATCTATACCTGCTACTGCACTACCAACAGTTTGAGTTTGTATTAATTCTAATTGTCCAAGTTGTGGTGTCCATTTATCTGCACTATCAAGATCATAAATATCTTTAGGTGTAAATATTCCCTTATTATTAAAAGGGCTTTGAGCAGGGCTTTCAGGTATATATCCATATTCACTCATAATTACACCACCTTATATAAAGTAAACTTAGAGCCATCTGAAAAATTGCCACTTGCAGGATAAAATCTTA